ATGATCACTATTACCAAAGAGCGACTACTGACAATCAAGCAGTGGCGCGAAACATACGGACCTGGTAGCAACGTTGTACTGCCAGCAGAAGAAGCGGAAGAACTGGCACGAATTGCTCTGGCATCGCTGGAAGCAGAACCAGTTGCTTATATTTTCAAACATCCGGCCGGGAAATTATTCTGGGCTTTAACGGATGAAAGCAATAAAGAGCAACCGGACGTTATTCCTGTTTATGCTGACTCACCTGCGCCGGTTGTGCCGGATGAAATAGACGTAAACGATGTACCAAGGGCGGTGACATATTTCAAGACACACAGAGATTGTTACGCAGATGGCTGGAACGCCTGCCGCGCCGCCATGCTTCAGGGTAGCCAACCTGTAAGCCAAACTTACAAGTTTCCAGTTAATACACCTTGCCAGGATGCGCCAGCCCATATCTGGCTGCAAACAGCTGGAGTATGGCCAGAAGATGGCGAGTTAAGCGAATTAACGTGGTGCAGCCACAATCAGCACCATGATGACACGCTATATGTTCGAGCTGATTTGGTAAATGGCAATTCTCCGGTAACTCCGGATGGTTGGATAAGCTGTAGTGAGCGAATGCCGGACGACAGGCAGGAGGTGAATCAATGAGCTGGCCTGATGCAATCGTAACTCTGGGGGTGGTCTTCGCAGCAGCGTTTGTTGTGTTCTCGATTTGTCGATGGGGATAACCACATGTTCGCTTTGATTCAACGCGGTCAGATATACACGGACAGAGCTGGATACCCCGTGGTGATTACTCGCATCACTGAGCACTCAGTGTTCTTTCGACGGATGGACGGACGATCCGGGCGGGTACGCATTGGTGAGTTAAACTGCCTGTTCGAACATATTGACCACCAGGAGTACCGCAAAATTCTCGCGAACACTGAGCAGGAAAAGCACCTGAAAAAATTACGAGCCATAAAAAGGAAGTAAAGAATGAATAAAGCATTTGAACGATGGGTCCACCAGCGTTACGGCAATCGCTATGACCTGACGCGAGATGTTGACGGCTTCTACTGTCGTGAAGTTGTGAAGCGAATGTTTGAAGTGTGGTGCCACTGCCGTGGATGAAAATTTTATGAGGTTGGCATGCAGACAATCATCTATCAGATAACCCCCAGCAAATGGTGTACGGAGAGAGTCCTCATTGCATCAACAGGGCTAAAGCCTGGCACCATTGAGCGGGCAAGAAGAAAGTCATGGATGCAGGGAAAAGAATACCGCCATTACGCTGTAGAAGGTGATCCGGGGCACTACAGTGAATGCCTGTACAACATCGAAGAAATTATGCGATGGATCGAAAACCAGAAACAACCAGGTGCCAAAAATGCAAGTTCCGGTTAACCTGTTAATGCTCCTGGACGTCTGGGAGGTTTAATGAGTAACGCATCATACCCGACAGGCGTTGAAAACCATGGAGGATCACTCCGTATATGGTTTCACTATAATGGCAAACGTGTCAGAGAAAACCTCGGTGTTCCTGACACAGCCAAAAACCGGAAGATCGCTGGTGAACTTCGCACTTCCGTTTGTTTTGCAATCAGAATGGGGAGTTTCGACTACGCCGCGCAGTTCCCTAATTCCCCTAACCTGAAACACTTTGGTCTGGGAAAAAGAGAGATAACCGTTAAGGCACTTTCGGAAAAATGGTTGGACCTTAAGAAAATTGAGATTTGTGCGAATGCACTTAACCGTTACCAGTCAGTAATTAAAAACATGTTACCAATGTTAGGTGAAAAAAAACTGGTTTCATCCATAACAAAAGAGGATTTACTTTTCGTAAGGAGAGATTTGTTGACCGGTTACCAAAAGCTTTCTAATGGAAAGACTTCTTCCATAAAAGGGCGCTCAGTGGTCACGGTAAACTACTATATGACAACCATAGCTGGAATGTTTCAATTTGCAACAGATAATGGTTATACCTCAGGAAACCCATTTAACGGTCTGGCTCCCTTAAAAAAGTCCAAGGTAAAACCAGATCCTCTCACCCATGACGAATTTATTCGTTTTATTGAGGCTTGCCGTCATCAACAAACAAAAAACCTGTGGATTCTCGCTGTATACACGGGTATTCGTCACGGGGAGTTGGTATCGCTGGCATGGGAAGATATAGACCTTAAAGCAAGGACTATAACCATCCGTAGAAATTATACAAAACTTGGCGAATTCACTCCACCAAAAACCGATGCAGGCACCGGAAGGACAATTCATCTGGTTCAACCAGCTATTGATGCTCTTAAAAGCCAGGCGGAAATGACCATGCTTGGAAAGCAACATTCTGTAGAGGTGAAGCAGAGGGAATATGGGAGAACTGCTGTGCATAAATGCACTTTTGTTTTTAGTCCTCAGGTAACAAAACAGCAGCAGTTGTCCGGACCTCACTACAAGGTTGACTCCATCAGGGAGTCATGGACAAGTATCTTAAAACGCGCAGGTCTGAGACACAGAAAATCGTACCAATCCAGGCATACTTATGCATGCTGGTCACTTGCCGCAGGAGCTAATCCTAGTTTTATCGCAAGCCAGATGGGCCACACAAACGCACAAATGGTATTCAATGTTTACGGAGCATGGATGAAAGACAACAATCACGAACAGATAGAACTCCTTAACAAAAGACTATCTGAAAGTGTCCCATGTATGCCCCATAAGAAAGTTGGGTAAAATAAAAACTTGCAAAATCAGTTAGTTTACCCTTAATCCCTGTCACG